TAAATAATCATCGCAGCGCCTAGTGGTATTTTCCCGTTACGCAACTTAGAAATAACAGGCGGAGCGACTTTTAATTCTTTCGCCAGTGCTGCATCGTTTTTAAGCTTCTGATCATTCAGAATATGATTCAGTAATGCTGGTACGCTTGTAAATTCCATTTTATGCCCCTAAAAGTGAAAGCCATGTTTGCGGCTTGTGTTTAATTGGTTTAAATCCAGACTTCAATACAGTTACATCTTTATAATCCGCAGTATCAATACCAAAAACTAGCGAAGGCTGAAACTTGCTTGTCCCTGATTGAGTATCATACTTTCGGTCTTTTCCAACTACTTTAATTAAATGATGCTTTCGTAGCTTTCTTGTCGTATTTTCAATTACGCTTACAAATATATTTAATTTTGCGGCTAATTGAAGATTGGTTAAATTATCGTTTTGAAGCAAATCTAATACCTGGGCTTCAAGTTCTGCTGATTCTTTTCTTGTTCGTGCCATAGTTTTATTGCCCCAAATTAATGGGGCTTTAATTAAAAGTTAAATGTCATTCTATTAAATAACTGTTCTGTCAATTTAACGTCTTCCATGCAGTAATTGGCTATTTCTAACAATTTGCCATCTTTGTAATAGTCATACACCATAGAACCGTCAATATCGCCTTTACCAGACAATCCACATGCTTTTGTAATTCGATCCAATGAACCGCCAGCGCGAGCGCCCCATTTTTGCATTGTGTCATACACCGATTCGTCCCAAGGTTTGCAATTAAATGGTAAATACTTAGATGGTTTAACTCCAAGAACAATAGAGCGTTGAAACAAAAAGCGCAAATCAAAATCAATTAAATTGTGACCAATAAATACAGGTCGTTGCGTTGGCACTGCATCACAATATTCATCAAGTTTTGAATAAAAATCTATCAATAAATCTTTTTCGTTTTCATGCGGCTGCATAAATTGCATTGATAGATCATTTACTTTCATGCCAATTACAATGACATGACCCATTGCTCCATCAAATGATGTTTTTCGCCATGCTTCATCACCTGCTGTTTCTGCATTTTCTTTTAACCATTCCGCAATTGATTCAGGTTTTTTGTACTGTCCAGGAGCTTGAATTTCATTAATAAACTTTTGACGAACGCCATCAAGTTGGCATGGGATTGTTTCAATATCGAGAAAAATATTCATGTTTATTAGCGGCATTTCTACCGCTTCCTATAAAGTTAATTAAATATTAAAAAGGGATGCTGTCAAAATCATCCAATGTTGGAGATAACGATTGACCTGATTGCGCTTTAGATTGAGCCTTATTTTTCAATGGGCGATCTGCAAGCGTTGCAATTAATGTTGAGAGAACTTCTGGCGTAGTTTTTTTACTTAAAATTTCACCAGCGGTTAATTCCGTTTGCGCTTCAAATGCTCCGTAAAGTTCCATTTTCCAACCGTATTCACCAGTTTTAACTCGGTCGCGTTCTTTTTCGTATTCGCATGACTGCATCAAAAGACCAATTGGCTTATTAATCAAATCAACCAGCATATCTGCCGTGTATTCGACTTCTTTTTTCGTTGCATTGTCGTATTTCATTGCTTTCATAGGAACAGGCGCAGAAATAGAACGAAGTCTTAAACATGCTGCAATCGCGTTTAATTGCTTGTACGATGATAATTTTTCACCGTTTGCTCGTTGAATGTACAAAGAAAAATTTGCTACCTGACCGTCATCTGATTTAAAAGTAAATCCTACGCCAATGGTTCCCGTTTCCGCTTTCAATGCTTCAGCTTTGATAAACTTGCCTTTGTATTTACCTGTAGCGTTGATAAATTTGCCGCGTTGGTCTGCTTGGCTTGCCGCTTGTGTATCGAGTTCTAAAAAGTTCATTTCAATTTTCCTTAGTTAATTCCGTAATATTCGCAAATTGCTTTATCTACATTTGCTAAATTGTTTTCGATGCTTTCCGATTCAAATAAACCAATCGGGCTTTTTACCGTATCAGACCCGCTATTTTTTGTAGAAAAAAAATATTCACCGTTTGATACCATTGTTCTCAAAACGATTGTTACCAATCCTTCAAGTACAATTTTTTCATCAAGAAGTTTGCCTATTGTCTTGATCTTTGTTTTTCCGAAATCATCTGTTGATGTATGGCTTAAAACATAAACTCGCTTGTTATCGGGTAATGCGCTTGCTTGCGTGAATACGTCCCATGCGTGACGCGCAATTTCATTATATTTAGCAAATGCAGCGTTGCCAGTTTCAACGTCTGTTACACGGCGCATAAACTCGTTTGCAAGAATGTATTGAAAGTCATCAATAACGATGATTTCCTTATCTGTGCGCTGCATTGCAGCCACGATGTTTGCGCTAATGTCGGAATGATAAACAGAGCCGCCTTCGCCTTTTACGACAGGTTTCCAGCCAGTAGAACGAAATGGAAGGGGCTTTTTTACTGCTTGAATAAGCAATGTGTTTTTAGGGTTTAAATCACGCAAACTGGTTGATTTACCAGTGCCAGATTCACCTAAAATAAGAGTAGCTATAGACATGATTTTTACCTTTACTTTTCAAAATGGACAATTAAACTTTACGATATTGAATTCAATTTCTTTCTTTTCCTGCACAGACAATTCTACTTTAAATTTACTAATTGTCAATTTGTTTTTGTCATTTCTTTTCTTTAAATATTCTAATTTTTCGTTTTCTGTCATTGGCTTATACATGACGTTTAATCTTCCGTTTAAGTTTTCTAAAAAAATATTGATTGTCAATTAACAACCATTTAATTTTGGTTTTTAGTGGGATCATTAGCTAGTCCGCGCCAGTTAGAATTTTCAATTACAGAGTGTTTATATTCGTCATTTGCAGAATATGGATTATTTGCAAACATCATCCAAAATTCACCATCCCATTTGCAATAAGCAATGTAGTTTCCATTTTGCATATCTGAATAATCGCGCTGATAAACACCTACATGCGCAGGAACAAACTTTTTCCCATCAAACCATTCCGTATAAATATTGTTCATTTTGCTTTTACTCCCGTCATGTATTCTGATTTCTCAATAAGTTCTTCCCACTTAAAATTATCTTTTCTTTTTTCTTCTCGGATTTTATTAATCAAATTTATTCGATCCGAGCGAGCCATTTTGTATTCATGTTTTGAAAGATCATTAAATGAACATAAAATCATTATAGCAAAGTTAAGAGAAAATATAATAAAAATATTTAATATATTACTCATTATTTTCGTATATTTCTCGAACTGTCGTTTTTTTCGGAACTCCAAGAAATCCGCATTTGTAAGCATTTTCATGTGCAATTGATTCTGCTATTTTTTCACTGAATGCTTGAATATTGCATGAAAAAGAAACGCCTTTTTTGTAGTCAATTGTGACTTTATAAGTCTTCATTTTTGAATTTCCCATTCCGAATTATTATTAATCCAATATTCCAAATATTTAAAACAATCTTGTGAAATAAGCCCGGTGACTTCTATTTTAGTGCCCGATAAACATGCACATTCAATCTCAAAACGTTCTGAATAAATGTTTGGTAAAGTTCCGTACAAATCAACAAGAACCGGATCTGCACAGCTACTAGCAGCAAAAAACAAAGAAATATTTTTAGCTAAAAGAGAAAATTGCGGCCTGTATTCAACATTTAATTCATTCAATCCTGCTTGATAAATTATCATTTACGCATCCTTGAAAGTTAAAACTAATTGATAAAGTGCTTCTTCATAAAGAGACAAAAAATAAGCAATTACAGTCGTATCTGCTCCAGATTTAATTGCAAACTTAAATTGCCTGTAAGAACTTTTTACTTTTTGTTCTGCGATAACTTTATTCATAATAATTTTTTATTTAATTAATCATTAATTTACAAGTGTTTCAGGTATTGCATTAATTTTTGCATCAGACAGAAAATCGTAGTCTGAAAATTTCTCAGCATCCCAGGCTTGGCAATCAGTGTTTTCATAGACCCACTGCGCGCCATCTATAGAGAGCGACAGCAGATTAGACAAATAATTGATTGCTAATGTTTTTGTAGTAAATGTATTCATTTTATTTCTCATGTTGTTTGTTTGTTTTGCTGCGATGTATGTAACTATATACGATCAAAATATAAAATGCAAGGTATAATTAAATATATTTAATTTTTATAAGTAAAATATTTGTGCTAATATATAGTTTCTATACGAAAGGGAATTATGTCGCAATTAAATGCAAAACAATTATTGTTAGAGATTAAAAATCTAACTAAAGAATCAGACCAAGATATTGCAATAAAAACAGGTCTAACCAAGTTGACTATACATAACGTTAAAAATAAAGATTTTCAATGTCATCAATCAACTACAGACGCGCTTAAGAAATATTTTGATGATTTGCTGGCGAACGAACGACGAATTGAAAAGCTGCGAGAAGAAAACGAACTACTGAAAGCGCACAACAGGTACCTGGAAACACGATTAAAAATAGCACTGAAAAATGAAGACACCACAAGCCATTGAACGCGATCACCAAAGCAATCTACGGGCGATCACATACAGTCACAGACTAAAAACCTGCG